GTTTCCCAGTCACGATCATCACCTGAGTGAAACGCCCTCAATTTCTGTTATAAGTGGCGAATCTCGCCAATAAGTGGTTAAATACCCCAATACCGACAAAACCAGTCGAGGGAGTATGAATATGGGAGCTAGAGGCCCGAAACCACGCCACGAAATCATCACCCAAGCCAGCGCACTCCACACGATGGAGCGTCCAAGACCTCCAACCGAACTAACATCCCATCAGGTAGCCGAATGGGAGTCTGTCGTGAATCGACTTCCGGCTGATTGGTTCCCTGCTGAAACCCACACAATGCTGGCCCAATACTGCAAGCACAAGTCTGCAGCTATTATGGTGTCCTCTCTAATCGCTGAGATGGAGATAAGGGATCACGCCGCGACAGAGGGAGAAGAGAAGCCAGATAGTGAGGCTTACTTCAATCTCGATGACTACGACAAGCTGCTCAAGATGCAGGAGCGTGAGTCTAGGGCTATTACTGCTCTAGCCCGTAGTTTGAGATTCACCCTTCAGGCCACCTATGACAAATCCATGAAAAAAGGCCCGTCTGGGTCTAAGCCGTGGGAAGTCTAGTGGGCTGGTCGGATAAGCCGTTAAAACATCCCCCCAAGTGGTATGACGATAGGGGGCTGCGGTATCTCAGGAATATTAGCTGGATTGAGCGCAATTGCTACGTTCCATCGGGTAAGGACGTAGGCAAGCCGATACGGATGCGACCCGTACAGCGACTATTGTTCAGGATGGCTTACAGTAACGTGGATCCAGCTAGAAGGGTGATATTCAGCGTAGGCCGTAAGAACATGAAAACGGCAACATCTGCCCTGATTAACGTCTTACATATTTGCGGGCCTGAAGCCTTCCCGAACAGCGAACTTTACTCTACGGCACTCTCACGCGACCAGGCGGCGATTGTATTCTCCCTAGCGGCTAAGATTGTCCGGTTAAGCCCTACGCTGAGAGACTTCGTTACTATCCGCGACACATTGAAGGAAATCTACAATCCAGATCAGGGCGTATTGTATAAAGCCCTATCTGCGGACGCGGCTACCACTTTCGGACTTTCTCCCTCTCTAGCCATCCATGACGAGCTGGGTCAGGTCAAAGGCTCACGCCATCAACTCTACGAAGCGGTGGAAACGGCAACAGCGGCCCACTCCAACCCCCTTTCAATAGTAATCTCTACTCAAGCCCCTAATGACGGCGATCTGCTGTCTATCCTAATTGATGACGCACTCAAATCTGAGGACAAGCGCACCAAGCTGGTATTGTTCAGAGCACCAGAGGATGCCGACCCATTTGCCATTGAAACGGTCAGGCAGGCTAATCCAGGGCTAGGTGATGTACAAAATCAGGAAGAGGTTATGGCGATGGCTGAGGATGCGCGGAGAATGCCCTCGCGTGAGGCTGAGTACCGAAATCTCATACTTAATCAACGTGTGGAGGCTCACAATCCTTTTGTTACTAAATCTGTGTGGATGATGTCCGGTGATTCTCCTGTTCAGAGAGGGGGATTATATGGCGGGCTGGATTTATCGGAAACGAACGACTTAACGGCCTTGGTGCTAGTTGATGAGCGATTTAATGTAAAACCTCACTTCTGGCTACCAGGTGACGGCCTTGTAGAACGCTCGCGCCAAGATCGAGTCCCCTATGACCTATGGGCGAAAGAGGGCTATCTGAACACAACCCCAGGCGCTTCTATCGAATATGAGTATGTCGCTGAGTATATCGCCAAGCTATTTGACGGCAAGGACATTAGAAAGATTGCTTTTGATAGGTATAATATGCGCCACCTGAAGCCGTGGCTGATAAAAGCGGGTCTATCTGAGAGTTTCATCGAGGACAAGTTTGTGGATTTTGGGCAAGGATACGTCTCAATGTCGCCAGCTTTACGGAACTTGGAGTCATTACTGTTAAATGCTAAACTATCTCATGGGAACCATCCAGTCTTAAATATGTGTGCCGCCAATTCGGTGGTGAAGCGTGACGAGGCCGGAAACCGCAAACTAGACAAAGCAAAATCTCGCGGCAGGATAGATGGCATGGTATCGCTAACAATGGCTTGTTCCGTGGCATCTGAAGCACTAGGCCAATCCAAAGTCTTTTCCAATGTTGACGCAGAGAGCATATTCAATTGATCGAACCTGGCTGGAAACGTATCTGCGGCATCCATACCCAAGAAGACGGAACTACCGGCGCTGTCTGGTTAGCCTACAATGACCGCGATGGGAGTGATTTTATCCAAGTTTATGATTCTTGCGTGTTCAAGCTAGAGGTTTTGGCTGTTATTGCTGAAGGATTGAATGCTAGAGGGCGGTGGATACCCGTTTCTTGGCGTACAGCAGACAAAGAGATGTCTGACAGCCTCCTAGAGCGCGGTTGCAGGATGACGGTAGAATCATCGGCAGATAGTGACACAGCAGCAGAAATGCTCTCTAGGGACATCTGGGAGCGCATGAGAACGGGTCGCCTCAAGGTCGATAAGCGTCTAGGCGACTGGAAGGCAGAGTTTGAAGCCTTTGACCGAGAAAAGAATAAGATTCCCAGAAAGAAATACCCCTTAATGTCGGCAACCCGTCACGCACTAGCCAATTTGAGCTATGCGAAGCGGTTACAGTCGGCTCGAAAACAACAAACCAATCACCCAAGGCTGGCTATCGTATGAGCAAACAACTCCAAGCAGAGGTTAATCAGCTAAAACTAACTATTGAGGCATTGTCCAAGCGACTCGAAAAGCTGGAAACGCCTCCCCCTAAAGACAAGAGGTTCGGCAAGCGATGAAATTGACTGACGCGGAAGTATTAACCTTTGTAGATCAGGAAATGGAGTCATCTATTGGCTACTCTGGCGGCGAAACCTCCAAGGAACGCGCCCTGGCGTGGGACTATTACCTCAGTAAACCGATGGGCAACGAGGTAGAAGGCCGTAGCTCGGTAGTAACGTCTGACGTTTCTGACGTAGTTGACGGGATGATTCCCTCATTGCTGCGATTGTTCACTACAAGTGACAATTTAGTTAATTTTGAGCCTACTGGCCCCGAAGATGTGAAGCTGGCGGCCCAAGAATCCGACTATGTGAACTATACCTTCTTCAAAAAGAACCCAAACGCCTTCATTTTGCTCTATACGTGGTTCTTCGACGCACTAATCCAGAAAAATGGCGTGGTTAAGGCTTGGAGGGATGAGAAAGAGGTCGTCACTGAGGAAAGCTACTCAAATTTGTCCGAGGAAGAGGTATTCGCACTCCTGGAGGACGAGGAACTCGACCCAGTAGAGCGAGAGGAGAAAATAGAGGTAATATCGACCCCTGAAGGCGATGTTCCGGTCACTTTACACGACATTAAGTTCAAAAGAACGACCACAAAAGGCACTATTCGGGTCGAAAATGTACCCCCAGAAGAGTACAGAATATCCCCTGATTCGCGCTCTATAGACCCCACAGAGGCCAGAATGATAGGCCAGGAGCGTGAAATAACACGTTCTGAGCTAATATCTATGGGTTTTAGCAAGGATATAGTCGATAACCTCCCAACTAGTGCTAATTCCAACGATACAGAGGAAAAGATAGCTAGAAGGGATATTGAGGAATATCAGACCGGAGTACCCCAAAGAGCGCAGGAATTGATACAGGTCAGAGAAGCCTATATCAAATTAGATATGACCGGCAACGGAAAGTCAGAATTACGTCAGGTTATTACGGCAGGAAATCAAGTTCTGCTGAATGAGCCTGCTGACCGACAGCCCTACCATGTAATTTCACCCCAACCACTCCCCCACAAGCATTTTGGTCGCGCATCGGCTGAAAAAGTGATGGATATACAGCAGGTAAACACCACTTTACTGCGTCAAATTCTTGACAATTACTACCACACAAACAACCCAGGACACGGCGTTTGGGAGCAGGGAATAGGCGATAACACCCTAGATGACCTATTAACTACCGATATTGGGCGAGTTGTACGCTTTGACCGCCCTGTTGGTGAGTCTTATGCCCCTATGACGGTTCCTTTTGTCGCAGGACAGGCATTTACGGCCCTAGAGTACTTTGACAAGGTAAAACGGGACAGAACGGGCGTTCAGGCCGATGGTGATGGATTAAACCCTGAACAACTTAAAAACATCCAGCAAAGTGTACTTACGCAGGCAAACGACCTATCTCGCATGAAAATCGAGGCAGTTGCGCGTATCTTCGCCGAAACGGGCATAAAATCGCTCTTCTTGCACATACATGAGCTTATTTTAAAGCATCAGGATAGGCAAGAAGTCATCAATTTGCGCGGTGAATGGATACCAATTGACCCTACATCGTGGAAGAATCGCTACGATATGACCGTGAATATCGGGCTTGGAATAGGCTCAAAAGAGTCGAAAATGATGCAATTGAACCAAATCTGGGAGAAGCAGACCCAAGGCTTACAGATGGGCATTACTAAGCCAAATAACCTGTATAACACTGCAACCGAGATGGCTAACGCGGCTGGCTTTAAGGATGGGAATACATTCTTCACTAATCCTGGTGACGGCGATCTACCTCAGAACGATGAGCAGATGAAGATGCAGCAGCAGCAGATGGAGATGGTACAGCGCCAACAACAACTAGACGCTCAAGGTCTACAACTGAAAGACCAGAAGCAACAGCAGGATATGCAATTCAAGATGGCTCAACTCCAGCAGAAGCAGCAGGAAGCGGCGGCTAATCTCGATGAGAAGTCACAGAAGCGTCAAGATGATCTGATGATAGAGATCCAGAAGCTCAAGAATGACATAGCTGAAATGGAGCTGAAGTACGAGGAAGCTCCCCCAATGGCAGAGTTCAACTACGACCCCATGACAGGCCAGATGGATAGGTTAAGTTAATGCCAGTAGTAAACGTCAAAGGTCTAGGGCTGATGCGTGTCGCGCAACAGAGCCAGCCACAGGCCACAGCGGGGATAAACGCTAGGGTTGACCGGCAGCGGGCTTGGGATGCCAAGGTTCAGGGCGGCATGGATTGGGTGGGCGGGCAGATTGCAGACGTAGCTCTTGATGAATACGGCGAATTGAACGACCCAGCAAAGCTCAAGGCTGCGCTAGACAACAAGTATCAAGAGGTTCGCGGCTTTGTCGATATGATAACCCAAGGGCTGACCCCTACGCAGAAGGCTGCGTTTCTCACTATGGGCGTGAATGGTCTGGGTGATATTCTCGGCCTTGCTGCTGATATGGAGATGTACATAACCGACCCTGAGTCTAGGACTTGGTTCAACGCTGCAATGACTGGTACGGGTGTTGCTGGCGGGGCCGTATCAATCTCCCCATCAATGGCTGCGATACTTCCTATCATCCGCAAGAACATTGACGCATGGCATGGCTCCCCGCACAAGTTTGATAACTTCTCTATGTCGAATATCGGAACGGGTGAAGGAGCGCAGGCTTATGGTCATGGACTGTACTTTGCTGAGAACAAGGCTGTTGCTGGTGATTATCAAAAACAACTAACAGATTACAAGGTTGAATTTAATGGGATGGGCATACCTACAGACGCATCCCTGCCTGATCTTGCAAGACAACTAGGGGTAAGCGAAGAAGAGGCAGAGGGAATTAGAAGTCTAGCTATTCAGGCTTTTGCTGACCCGCAAAAAAAGGGTATGCAGGGAGCAATTGAAAGCAAAAAAATGCTCATAGATATGTACAAGGACGCTGATACTACTGGCGCTAGTGCTGTGGAGATAGCCAATCTCAATCAAGATATAATGGAGTGGGAAAGGGCTGTTAATGCGGGAGAGAAATACGCAGACAAGCTAGATGATGCCAAAGGCTCCCTCTACAACGTAGACCTAAAAGTATCCCCTGATGACCTACTGGATTGGGATGCGCCTTTGAGTGAGCAGAGTGAGAAGGTGCAGAAAGCTCTAGGCCCATACGCAAAAGAGTATGACAACCCAGAGCAGGCAATTAGAGACTTCCTTAATACTGATTACGCCAAGTCTTTCCCTGATGTTAAAGATGTTAAGTGGGCGCGAACAATCCTTGAAGACCCTGATTACGATGTAGTTGAGGATGGCGCGGATTGGCTGGCATCTCAGATGAGGGCAGAGCAGGGCAGCAGTTTTTACAACTTGTTGGGCGGTCGGAAAGCAGGACAGTTGTACGAGCGCATGAGCAGAAGCATGGGTGGTGCGGAGAATGCGTCAACTGCACTTAGAGAGGCAGGCATCCCAGGCATACGCTACCTAGACGGAACAAGCAGAAGCGCAGGCGAAGGCACAAGAAACTTCGTCATATTCGATGACTCCCTAGTAGACATCAAGACCCGCAACGGTGAGGCTCTGACTCCGGTACAGCGAGAGGCTGCGGTGGGCGAGATGATGGGGGGAGATGCAGCATCTAGGATGGCTAGGGCTAAGGAGGGCGGTTTCAATAGGGATATTTACCATAAAACATGGGGAGAAAACTTTGAGGGCGATGATGCTTTCTCTGCCTTTGACCCAGAAAAAATGCAGCAAAGTGATTACGGTTATGCGGGGAGGGGCGTGTATGCGACTCCCAAACCTCTGCAAAATGCTTACGGTAATGTAACCATGCCATTAAAAACCAATATCAAAAACCCTTATATACGAACTGGCGACAACTGGGAGGATGAGCTAGACCCCTATCAGTGGATTCCCAAAAACTCAGAACGGCTTGGAGGGAATAAAGAGTCCTCTACGGCATGGACTGAGATGATGAAATCTAAAGGCTATGATGGGTTTATTGATGAGTCCTCTGCGAATGGTGAGATTGTTATATTCGACCCCGCCAATATACGCTCAGTAAACGCACAGTTTGACCCAAGCAAGGCAAGCTCTGGCAACCTCCTAGCGGGAGCAGCGGGCGCAGGTATAGCCACTAAATTAATAACCGACACAGAAGACAGCAATATCAACTCAAACCAAGGTGATATATGAACCCGAAGCACAAAGAGAAGGAAATAGGCATACAGGCAGAGCACTTGCTGAACAACGAACTACTCAAAAAGTGGTTTGTGTCGGCAGAGGCTAGGCTCTATCAGGAGTTTAAGGAGGCAGCACCAGACGATTTGGAGCTTCTTAGGATACTGAAAGCTAGGTCGGATTCCCTAGAAAATATGCAAAAAGACCTGAAAAGGTATGTATCGTCAGGAAAAAGCGCACAAAAGCTGTTAAATGAAGGTAAAAACTAATAAACTATAGGAATGGATATGGATACTCCCACCACAGAGCAACCAGCAGAAGCACCAGCGACTAACTACGGCGCACTAGCCAAAGCGAGTTACGGTAATAACTTCCACGGAGAGGTAGCAGAGCCTACCCCAGAGCCAGTAGTTGAGGCTGAAGCACCGGAAGAAGCAGCACCGGAGCAGGTAGCCGAGGAAGCTGTAGAGGAAGTGGCACAGGTAGAGGAATCTACCGAAGAAGCTCCAGTAGAGGCCGCAGAGTCAGATGTAGTTGACTCATGGGAAGAACTGGTCGAGTCCCAAGCATGGGAACCCGAATGGGCTAACAATTTAAAGATCGGCGTTAAAGTTGACGGCGAGGAATCAAAAGTATCAATGTCGGAACTCCGCGCATCCTACCAGATGCAAGAGGCGGCAGAGAAAAGGCTCACTGAGTCTAAGGAAAAGGCCAAGGCGCTAAACCAAGCCGTAGCCGATAAGAGCGCACAGTTAAACGAGCAGTTTAGCGTAGCTGCCAAACTTATCGAAAACGCAGAGCAAATGCTCAATAGTGACGAGGCAAGTATTGACCCCAACCTACGGATGAACGATCCCGCAGAGTGGGCAGCAAAAGAAAGAGAGATTGATAAGCGGAGGCAAAACCTAGCCCAGCTTAAACATTCGGCGCAAGCCGAGTATCAAAGAGCAGCGCAGCATACCAAAGCCGAGCGCGATAAACAGCTTGCCGAGATTATTCAAGGTGAGCAGGAAAAGTTATCAACAGCGATACCAGAGTGGGCAAATCAGGACGTAGCTTCTGCTGAAAAAGCAAAGCTGGCGAAGTACCTGAACAGCGTAGGTTATAACGAAACCGAGATTAACCAGGCGTATGACTCACGGATGATCGTAATGGCTCGGAAGGCTATGCTGCATGACGAGAGAGACACAAAGATAGAGCCGCAGAAGAAGCGGTTGAAGACTATCCCTAAGACTCTTTCATCTGGCGCAAAGAAATCCGAAAATCAAACTCAACTAGAACAGCGAGATAAACTCAAAGCCAAGTTAAAAGCCTCTGGGAAGCTAGAGGACGCGATGGCACTGTTCAGATTAGGAAATTAAATCATGGCACAACCAAGTAATACTTATGCAACTAACGATATGGTCGGCATCCGCGAGGATCTAGCCGATACCATTTATGATGTTTCACCAGTCGAAGTTCCTGTATCTAGCTCCATCCCTCACGGTGAGGCGACAGCTACGACTCACGAGTGGCAGACTGACGTACTAGCGGCAGCGGCTAATAACGCTGCAATCGAGGGTGATGATGCGGCAAATGAGGCTAGTGTGGCATCTGTTCGTCTAACCAACTACACGCAAATCTCTGACAAGGTGGCTGGCGTTTCTGGTACAGGTCGGGCAGTTAATACTGCTGGCCGTTCTGATGAGCTCGACTATCAGACTCTGAAACGCGCCAAAGAACTGAAGCGTGATATAGAGAAGGTGATTTGCGACAATAAGGCGAAGGTAGCTGGTAATGACACGCTTGCGCGTCAGTGTGCTGGTATCCCCGCTTACATCGTTACAAACATCTCTGAGGCTTCTGACGCGACTACTGCGGCTGGTACTGGTGCTGACGCACATACTGACGGCACAGCTAGAGCGTTCACTGAGGACTTGGTGAAGGGCGTACTGAAGCTCTGTTTCGACAATGGTGGAATGCCAGATATGCTGATGACAGGTGCTTTCAACCGTCAAGTGGCTTCTAGCTTCTCCGGTGGAAATAGCAACTATCAGAAATCAGAAGACTCTACGCTACACGCATCTTTCGATGTTTATAGCTCAGACTTTGGCGATTTAAAGATTGTTCCGAATCGTTTTATGGAGGCTCGAACAGCCCTTATGATCCAGAAAGATGAGCTGAAACTAGCCTTCCTTTCAGGTCGTAAGATGGTGACTACTGACCTAGCCAAGACAGGTGATTCAGATCGCCGTCAAATCTTGTGTGAGTACACTGTACAAGTAAACAACGAGAAGGCTCACGGTGCTGTTTTCGACTTGACTACAGCCTAAACCTGCGGGGGCTTTAATTAGCCCCCTCTTTCAATTCGGAGCAAGAATATGCCATATCCAGTAAGACCACCCGTATCTCACAAGTTTATTACTGTGAAGATTTCTGATATTTCTACAGCGGGGCAAGTTTACTTTGCTCCAGGTTTTGACGGCAAGATTGTCAAAGCTACAAGCGTTATTGCTGGTGCTATTGGCACTGCTGACGCAGACCTAACCCTCAAGATAGGCGGTACTGCGGTAACAGGCGGTGTTATCACTGTCGCTACAGCGTCCTCTGCGGCTGGTGATGTTGATAGCTGCGTACCTACAGCATTGAACTCGTTCACCTCTGCCCAAGCGATTGAGGTCGAGACTGACGGCGCATCGACCAATACGGTAGAAGTGACTATCACCTTGGAATTGGAGCCAGCATAATGCAACTATCCACCCCACGAAGTTCTGACTGGATTGAAGTAGCTACAGCGGATAATGCTGCGGCTACTGCTACCCGTGCGGCGGCCGGTGTTGGAATCAGTCATTATATTACTAGCGTATCCGGTGGATTTTCGTCTACTAAGAATGGGATAACCCTCATACTTAAAAATGGAACTGTCGAGATGGGACGCTGGTACGTCTACGATGCTAAGGAGATCACGTTTGGCTCTCCTATCAAGCTGCCCCCTAATACTGTTGCCAACCTTGTTCTAGCTGCCTCTGGCGGTGGCGGGACAAGCGGTACGGCGGTATTGACAGGGTATTCAATATGAGAAAGATGGGGGTAGAGAAGTCTGGGACTTTAACTCATACCGACTACCTCCATACGGGGGATCGCGGCCAAAAGGTGTTGACCACGGTTACATCTGAGGACGCGACCCCTGTTTTTCATAAAACTAAACTTTTAGCTCAATCGGTTAAGAGTGGTGGCGATTACAAGTACAAGGCTTCCATTAGTCAGAATATGATCAATGAGGCTTGCGCTCAAGCTGCTAGGACTTGGGGAATATCTCGTAGAGAGGCGTTCTCAGAGTTGATCGGCGCAAAGACTGACAGGGCTAAGTCAATCTGGAAGATACTCACCGAAGGGCGAGATTTTAGGAAGATGCAGGCGAAGCACTACCAGTGAAAGTGGCCGTGGTGGGTTTATCACCATCAACCCGTCATTTAGTCCCAAAGGATTGGGAAATTTGGGCGTTACCGTGGGATAATGAGTACGGGGCAATAGCCTCACGATTGTTTGAAATGCACGATAGGGGCTTATTAGAAAAGCCTAGAGCATTACGCAAAGAGTCTTATTTTGATGACCTTGCTGAGATGCCGCAACCTATCTATATGCAGAAGCATTGGGATGACATACCCTCGTCAATCCCCTATCCCTTGGATGAAGTTGCTTCTATTTTCAAAGGGTTCCCAAGAGGTCGATGGGACACTCAAAAGGACTGGTACAACTCTAGTCCAGCTTACATGATAGCCCTCGCCATCCATGAGGGAGCTAAAACCATAGGATTATACGGGATAGATATTCTTGACGACTCGGAATATATCCTAGAAAGACCCTGCTTAGAGTACCTAATAGGGCTTGCGGTAGGACGAGGGATAGAAGTTATCGTCCCTGAAGGCCCATCGGCTCTTGGTAAGTTCAGGGGTACTGGGATTAAACTCGGCGCAATGGAGCCTGTATACAAGGCCCGCTATGGATACCTATAATGAGTTTGGATACTTTTGCAAATCTTAAAACAGCCATAGCCGACACGCTAGATCGCTCCGACCTGACGGACAACATTCCCGACTTTATCACCCTTGCAGAAGCTAGACACAAACGCTCTGCTGATATGGGCGGGATTCGTATTAAGGAAATGATCAATCGAGATGCCCTAACGGTCAATGCTCGGCAGGTATCACTTCCTACGGGCTATCTTGAGGCCATTAACCTCAGATTACTTACTGACCCCGTTACTGTCCTCACTTATACGAACTACCACGAGATGAACCGTATCCGAGTGGAGACAACGGGCAAGCCTGAATACTTCACTGTGGGTAACGAAATTGAGTTCGACAAGTCTCCCGATACCTCCTACAACGGAGAGATCGTATTCTACAAGGCTGAGACAGCCCTCAGCGACTCTAATACATCAAACAATATCCTAACTGCTGATCCAGCAGCGTATCTCTACGGCGCTCTGATAGCCTCTGCGCCGTTCTTGACTGATGACCCCCGCATAGCCTTATGGAAGGCTTTATATGACGAGTCGGCTAGAGGATTGAATGGAATAACTAAAGGCGGGCGGGTGATTGGCCCTCTTCGCTCAAGGGTGTCCGGTTCTACTCCATGATTATCAAATTTCAAGATTGGCAACCAGACTCAGCAGACTACGGGACATTGGGAAGTGTTACCGTCTTAAATGCTGCCCCAGCTCAGTATGGGTTTCAGCCCTGGCCTAGTTTCTCCAACGTGACCTCTGCGATTGCGGCTAAACCTTTAGGGGCAATTGAGGCATTTGATGAAGATCAAGTCAGCTTTATGTACACAGGGAGCGCGGCGAAACTCTATCAGCTAGAGCCTTCTGACCTAACTTGGACGGACTCCACTAATACTGGCGGTGACTACACTACAGCAGCGGGGGAGAGATGGAACTTTGTCCGGTGGGAGAACAAGATTCTAGGTGTTAATTTCACCGACAGCCCGCAGCAGATTGCAATGGGTGCTGCTAATTTCTCCGACCTTACGACTGCTTTCAGGGCCAGGAATATCGCTGTAGTTCGTGATTTCGTGGTTGCTTCAAACACTTATGATTCCTCTGATGGAAATGTACCAAACCGCGTGAGATGGTCGGCCATTGGCGATGAAACCG